GCTAACACATTTACAGTAAAATTCTTAGGAAGCTGTTCTGAATGTCTAGCATTAAACATTCTTAAATAAAAGCTTACACTACCTGATGCAGGAATGGTACCAGCGAGTCTGTCAGAAGATATAGTACTTATGGGAAATTGTACCAATATACGAGATGATTCCGCAGATGAGGTTGTCTGTTGCCCATAAATTGAAAACGTCTCAAGTATATCAGCGGCGCCCATATTTGAACCGGTGGCGCGGGTAGAGAGATCCACGCCATAAGCATTTGTAATAGTATTGTCCTTATTAGCAATATATTTTTTTATACCCATTATTTAATAGTTCCTTTAATATCAGTATTTGGATATTTTAACTCGTAAATAACATTTTGAGGCGCGTATAAAATCCTTCCGTCACTGGAGATCCAATCTTTAATATTTAAAGTTTCATCAGAATATAGGCCACCACTTTTATTTGTTATTTTAACGCTTGTTATATCGACTATTTCTTCTGTGTTATTCAGAATGTCATATATTTTAGTAATATATATCGGTTGATTGATGTCCATCTGTTCTCTAAACATTTTTTGCACTTCTGTTATTGCAATATTTAGGGCCTCAAATTTATCTTGTGAATAATCTACTACAGCAACAAAATCAATATGAATATTAATAATTCTTGGATCTAAGATATCTATCGTATCATTAATCATTTTATATTGATTTATCCACGTCTTAACGTTGTTTTTTAACACCTGATTACTATTAATCACATGGCCATTAGAGTTTTCCGACAATAAATAAAGATTTAAATTACGTTTAAAAGAATCATGATCGCGATAAATCTTTGCTCTCTTAATCTTACCAAATTTTGATGGCATTCGATAAACTAAGGCTTCGTAGTCGTCTGCAGTTACCGCACGATTTTGCGTAGAAAAAGTATCGTTAATTCTTTGTTTTAATTCGCTGACAGTGGGCAAGCTAGTATCACCAATTATAGGTTCCTCGTTTACCACCTCTAAGCTGTCCCTAACAAAATCAATTCTAGAGCTTACTGTAGCATCCGATCCAAAAAGTAATATTGGATCTATAACGTTAGTCATAGTACGAGAAGCTAGATTGACATTCTCGCGCGAGTTGGTCCGGTATGTGACAGTTATAATGGTGTTCGCTGGAGCAATACCAAACTTATCTGATTCAACCAATTTTGAAGGGTCAAAAGAAGTGTCTTGCTCGTAGTCCTTGCCATGCATCTTAAGTATTACGTTTGAGGGGTGAGAAAGATTATCAATCTTTAAAGAAGACTCAGAACCATAACCAAATTTAATGTGAGCTGATCCATCCTTGTTTGTTACGACGAATCTTCTAGGAACTGAGGTTGTTACAATAATATCTGGTACATACTCACGCGTGAGGGGGTCTTTATTGACAACACTTCTAAAAACAGTATCTTGAGAAAGATATTCTACTTCAAAATATTCATGGCCTTCAGTGTCAACAACAGAAACAATCTCAGAAATATTTGGATCTGCAAGCGTTAATGTTAAAAACCTAGAAAAAGAGCCTATAGTAAATTCTTCTTTCTCTTCTCTACCTGATATGACGCGTCCATAAGTTTTTACTGCATATGCTGTGGGTGCACCGTCACCAGTATTGGAGGTTGCTACTACAATTTCATTGTTAGGGTTGCCAAAATCAACATCTTCTATTAAAGTAAACACTTCTCCTCCGTCAGCAGAAAATTTAGTCCCATTGGCTAAAATTGGCAGATAGTCAGTATCGGGCCCTACTCCATTTGCGTCGACAGGCGCCAGTATATATAACGAAACCAATCCAAAAGAATTAGGACGCAAGGGTTGTTTATAACCAACTTGTTCTCCTAGTTTTAGAATGTTATTGTATTCGATCGCAGTATTTAAAAAAGACTCGTTAGTTTGATAGTCTAAGTAAAAAGATAAAATATCTCCTGCATATGCAACAGTATCTAACATCAATGAGCCAAAAGAAGCTTCAGAAAAATCTCTAAAAACATCCGGATAGTACCTCTTTGTGTATTGAACAAGAGAGTCTTTTATTGAGCTAAAATCTCTGTCTGTATATTTTATTAATTTTTTGTCTTTTTTAGTCATTGTCTAGTTGATATCCTCTCTCTCTAAAATAATAGAAGTATTTATGCCCATACTAGGAACATCGTATACTATTTTTATTGATAAAGTATGTGTTTCCTCTCGTAAAGCTGATTCCTCATTTCCAGAATTAAAATTAATCTGTTTTATCCTAATATAAGGCAGATATTTAGAAGTTTGATGTTCAATTCTTTGCCTGATTTGTGGTATTAAGGTATTTCTAGGTTCAAATAAAAATCTCCTAAGGCCCACACCAAAATCCGGGTTCATCATTCTTTCGCCAGGAGAAGTTAAAAGCAAATTTTTAAAATTTTGCTGAACCTCTTTTTTGTAAGAGGTTATAAGAGCGAATGCCCCGTGCTTAATATCTCTATGAAGTGGTAATTCTGGTCCTATTCCGTTCACTTTCTACCCTCTACAGCTGGTCATCGCAATCTAGATCTGCTCCAAAGATGTCATCATGTTGTTTCTGCTCTATTGCATCTATAAGTAGTAACGCAATATAAATCATACCAGGAATGGTACTCGGCGGGCCAGCAAAGAATGGAAACGGGATTATCCCGCCGCCATAAGGTATCATTGAGGGCAACATTGCAGCCCATAAACCAGGTAATAAGAGAGGAGACTGAAAAAGATCTTCTAGAGTCTCCTTGGCATCCGTTTTAAAAGTGTCTAATGCACTGGTCGCATCTTCTAGGAGCTGGTTGGCTTCATCTAAAAATTGTTTTGCTTCAATAAATGTATCAAAAAGCAAATTAACTTTTAAAAATTGTTCTATAAATCTATCAACAGTTTCTTTGTCGACTGCACTTAATCCATCATAAACAGTTTTAAATTCCGACCCCTCTTCTATTTCGCCGTTATCGTCGACACCATTAATATTTAATACAGCTTCATCGGTCGGGGTATAGTTCTCATTAATGTTATCAGTATTTATTTCTATGAAACTTCCAACACCTGGTATACTAGATTTAGCTGCATCCACCATACTAGCAGCAACTTTAAGTTGCATTAAGGCAGTTTGTAGCGCGGTGTCACCTGCTATCTTCACTCCCTGCTGTACCTGCTTGGCTATAGTCAGGCCTTGCTCCACAAGTGATAAAGTAGTCGTCACCACAGCGTTAGCTATATCAATAATAAGTTTTGCTATTATAACGGCAGGATCTGTTAATTCAACAAAGCCCTTGAGAATCATAAACATCGTTTTATAAATTATTTTTAATATAAGCTTTGTCATATCAGGCTCTTTGCCTGTCGTGCCACCCATGCCTCTCAAACTTATATCGCCCATTGAGGACATCACGTCGTCTGGGACAAATTTATAATCTTGTGAACTCATTATGTTTTGAATAATCATCAAAATTCTTTTTTTGGTCTCATCTAAAACATCAGTCGGTTCTGTAATAAACTTTGATAACCCGTCAGAAGCGTAGACAAATCCTAGTGTCATATACCTTCGAAGAGGTAAACAATGATCAAAAATTAGTTTAAATTCTGGAGAATTTTTTAAATCCTTAACAAGATCTTGCGCAAGGTATTTATAAAAGAATGTATAAGGAGTTTTTGTTAAATATTTAAATTTCTCTTCTTCTATTGTAACTACTTCTGATAGTTTGGCATTCCAACCAATGTTAGACACACCAGGCGCCCAAAAACCCATTTCTTCTAAACTAAATAATCGCTCGTCTCCTTCAATTGTAAGGCCTCCTGTGTCTTCTTGTATTCTAACTTCCCTTTCAACCTCAGCAATAGGAATGTGCATTTCTGTCATTATTCTTTTTTGGCTGCTGCCTTGATAGAAATAAGGCCTTTGTACGTACAATGATTTGCATGCCTTCAGCCCTTTAATTTTTTCCTGACCCGTGAAAGCGGCTTCAATTACGTTCTTTATTTTGCGACTTGAGGTGTTTATAGAGTTATCAAAATTATCTGTTGGCACTGAGTAAGTCATTCTCAACCCAATTTTGTATTTCTTGCAGATTAACTGGAAGCCGTATTTATTATACAAATCTTTTAAAGGATTAAACTCCGGGAAAGCGGGAGAATCAAAATTCATAACTCTTTTTACAAAAATTGTGTTATAAAAATGACTCCATGCTGATATTGGGATATAAGCCGGCTTTCCATTGTATCCCAGCATATAACACCTAAAAACATTACTACCCTCGTCTAAAGTGGATAATATCATGTCTAGGGCTGCTCTTATTGCAGGATGGTTTGCATTAAATTCAGAAGAATAGGTATAATCTGGCTCACATGGCTCTCCATGTTCATCGGTATCGGAGCCGTCGACTTCATATGAATGTCTGGTGCTCATATTAGACCAGTAGTTATCTTTTTCATCTTCTGATATGTGTGTAACCTTCATATAAGGTTGGATGATTACATTTCCCAATAATCTATTAAGGTCGGTCCCCATTGTGTTTTCTACAAAGTTCTCCTTTGTGAAAGCTGTGCTGCGTTCAAAAACGCTCTTTCTTCGGTTGTTCAACACCTTGAATTCAGACCAGTCAGGCGCATCAATGTCGAAGA